TGCCAGTTTTTAGAACTCCAGAGAAGCCTACATTTGACGCTGTAGGTGACGTTATAGAGGGTGGTGTGCTTGACTACTGGGAGAACGAGGTGGACTCGCTTAAGAAGGATCCTGACGCACTCAATGAGTTCTATAGACAATTCCCTAGGACAGAGTCTCACGCGTTCCGTGACGAGGCTAACAATAGTTTGTTTAACCTTCAGAGGATATACGAACAGATTGACGCTAACGATGGGCTAGAGAACCAACGAGTTATTAAGCGTGGAGACTTCTCTTGGCGTAACGGAGTCAAGGATAGCGAGGTTGTATGGACGCCAAACAATAGGGGTAACTTCTTGGTGACTTGGATACCAAAGCCAGAAATGAGAAACAACGTAATAACAAGAGATGGAAAAAGATACCCTGGTAATGTACATATTGGCGCATTCGGATGTGACAGCTATGACATCTCTGGAACTGTCGGTGGTGGTGGCTCTAACGGGGCCTTACATGGCTTGACTAAGTTTAATATGGACGACGCTCCAAGTAATCAGTTCTTCCTGGAGTATATAGCTAGACCGCAGACCGCAGACTTATTCTACGAGGACGTGCTTATGGCTTTAGTATTCTACGGTATGCCAATACTAGCAGAGAACAACAAGCCTAGACTTCTTTATCATTTAAAGAATAGAGGTTACAGGAACTTCAGTATAGATAGACCGGACAAGCATAAGAATGAGCTGTCTAAAGCTGAAAAGGAGTTAGGCGGCATACCTTCGTCAACCGCAGTAATATCAATACATGCGGAGGCTATTGAAGCCTATATCGAAGAGCACGTTGGATTCGGTGAAAACGGGTCTGGTAACATGTATTTCAACAGGACTTTACTTGACTGGGCTAACTACGATATCGCAAAAAGAACCAAGTTTGACGCGACCGTTTCATCCGGATTAGCGATAATGGCGAACCAGAAGTATGTAACTAAGCCTGAGAAGGGTACTAAGGAAATAAATATTACCTTTGCAAGGTATAATAACACCGGAACGGTAAGCTCAATAAATATATAGATGGCAATACCCAATTCATCGACTGGATTCCCTGACCAGCTCGCTCCTGATAGTACTAAAGATTCTATGGACTACGGTCTAACGGTCGGCAGAGCTATCGAGTCAGAGTGGTTCAGGAAAGAGGGCGGAGCCCCTTCCAGGTTCTACACAAGTAGAGACACATACCATAAGCTACGCTCATACGCTATGGGCGAGCAATCTATAAAAAAATATAAGGACGAGATGTCAATAAATGGTGACATTTCATACCTTAACTTGGACTGGACTCCAGTTCCAATCATACCTAAGTTTGTTGACGTCGTTGTTAATGGTATATCTAACAGGATGTTTGACATCAAGGCTGAGGCCGTTGATCCGATATCATCTAACAAAAAAGCCAAATACAAGAACCGCATACAGACAGAGATGCGTAACAAGCAGATGTTTGAGGAGATAGGTGCTGTACTTGGTCAGAACATGTTCTCTCAAGACGTGGATATGCTTCCACAGAACGATGACGAACTAGAACTGCACATGCAGATCGATTACAAAGACGATATAGAGATAGCTGCAGAGAAAGCTATCGAGACCACGCTACTATACAATAACTACGAGCTAGTAAAGAAGAGACTTGATGAGGACGCGGTAACCGTTGGTATATCTGTGGAGAAGCACAGCTTCAACATGCATGATGGTATCAGGGTTGAGTACGTTGACCCAGCTAACTTTATATTTAGCCCTACAGAGGACCCAACGTTTGAGGATTGCTACTACTTTGGTGAAGTGAAGAACGTAAACCTTACCGAACTAAAGAAACTAGCTCCTAACCTGACTCAAGAGGAACTTAAACAGATATCTAAGGAAGCTGGTAAGTGGGATACCTACCAAGGTGTTCGTGGGTCATTTAATAGCAGTGACTCTGCTTTCGACACCAACACAGCTACTTTATTATACTTTACCTACAAGACAGACAAGAATATTGTCTATAAGAAAAAGGTAACTGCCTTTGGTACCGATAAAGTAATCAAGAAGGACGATAGCTTTAATCCACCTGCTGACGAGGAAAACTTCGAGAAACTATCTAGAAGAATAGACGTATGGTATGAGGGAGTGCTAGTACTTGGTACTAACATCCTTCTTAAGTGGGAGGTAATGAAGAATATGGTTAGACCTAAGTCTGCTATGCAGAAGGTTTACCCACCATATATTGTTTCTGCACCTAAGATGTACAGAGGACAAATTGATTCACTCGTAAAAAGAATGATTCCGTTTGCGGACCAGATACAGCTCATACACTTAAAACTACAACAAGTGGCGTCTAGGATGATTCCAGATGGTGTGTATATAGATGTTGATGGCATATCCTCAATAAATTTAGGAAACGGAAACACATACTCTCCACAAGACGCTCTTAACCTATACTTCCAGACCGGATCTGTATTAGGTAGGTCATTGAATGAGGAGGGTGAGTACAACCACGGTAAGGTTCCCGTACAGGAGCTTACGTCTTCTGGAGCTAACACAAAGATCAGTTCTCTGATAAATATGTATAACTATAACCTTAATATGATTCGCTCTGTTACAGGTCTAAACGAAGCTAGAGATGGCAGTATGCCTGATCCAGACTCGCTAGTTGGTGTACAGAAGTTGGCTGCGCTAAACTCTAATACAGCTACAAGACACATACTTAAGTCTGGAGTGTTTATGACTCAAAGACTAGCCGAGTGCGTTATGTATAGAATATCTGACGTACTAGAGTACTCTGATATGGCTGAAGACTTTGCTAAGGCTATAGGTAGAAACAGTGTGGAACTTCTTGACGAGATCAAGGACTTACACCTACATGACTTTGGTATATTCATAGAGCTACACCCAGACGAAGAAGAAAGAAACGTTCTAGAGCAGAACATACAAATGTCTTTGTCTGCAGGTAAGATAGATATAGATGATGCCATTGATATCAGAGGCGTTAAGAATATTAAGATAGCGTCACAGCTTCTTAAGGTACGTAAGAAACGTAAAGAAAAGATGGATCAGAAGCGTCAGCAAGAGAACATAGCTCTACAAGCTGAGGCAAACCAACAAGCTTCACTAACAACTGAACAAGCCAAACAACAAAGCATGTATGCTGAGATGCAGGCTAAAGCAGAATTACTGAAGTTAGAGGCTGAGATAGAGATGCAGAGAATGCAGCAAGAGTTTCAGTTAAAGGCTCAACTAATTCAGCTACAGGCTGGTGTACAAGGACAGGTTAAGAACACTGAACTACAACAGCAGCTTGATAAAGAAAGATATAAAGAGGACCGTAAGGACCAGAGGACTGCCAAGCAGGCTTCACAGCAATCTAAATTAATCCAGCAAAGGAATCAGGACTTAGATCCAATTGACTTCGACGGACAGGACACATTGGGCTCTGGACTTGAGGGAATGATGGGTTTGTAAAAAGTTAGTTACCTTTGCGACTAAATTCAATCTATTATGGCAATGATATTCAAAGATGAGAACGGAAACGTTCTTGCAGAAGTAAATGAGACGGAAACTCCGCAAGAGGAGGTACAGATACAGGACCAACCACAAGTAGAGGCGCAAGCTGAAGAAGTGGAACCTGTAGTGGAGGCAGAGCCACAGCAACAACAACAGGAGGAACCACAAGTTCAACCTGAGATTGATGAAGATAAGGTAAGAAGCTTCTTAAAGGAGAGATACCAGATTGATTCGATCGAAGACGTTCTTAAAAAACCTGAACAACTTCCAGAGGATGTAGATGCGTTCCTTAGGTACAAGAAAGAAACTGGACGTGGGTTTGATGACTACATGAACCTACAGAAGGACTGGTCTAAAGTAAATGAAGTAGAATTACTAAGACAGTACTATAAGGAGACCAACTCTCATCTGGATGATGAAGATATTAGTTACCTACTCGAAGAAAAGTTCTCTTATGACGAGGAGCTTGACGATAATCGTGAGATTAAGAAGAAGAAGGTAGCTATGAAAGATGAACTATACAAAGCTAAGAACCATTTCGAGGCTCTGAAGGAGAAGTATAAGGCGCCACTTGAGTCAAGTGCTGCTGGCTTACCTGAAGAATATCAAAAGGCTTATAGCTTCTATAGCGAATATACGGAGCAATCACAAAAGGATGCTCAACTTCAAGAAGAAAGGTCTAAGGCCTTTATGGAAAAGACAAACAATCTCTTCACTGAAGAATTCAAAGGTTTTGAGTTCGACCTCGGGGAAAAGAAACAGTTGTTCGCTCCTAAAGACGTTAGCAAGGTGAAGGAGGTTCAATCCGACATCACCAATTTCTTTAACCAGCACATTGATCAGAATGGCTTCGTCAAGGA